AAATCACAGCCTCATTCCACGTATGTTCGACTGAGATTGGACGGTTGTTCGAATGTGGAAGGGTGATGTCAGATCAGATATTCGACCGGGCAAGGATCATCGATCGCAATGAGCTGAGAGAGAACTACCTCGATGAAAGCAAGGTTCGGCTGACATCGGTACTGCGGGTGATGGGAATCTCGGAAGAAGAACTCCGGCGCAAGATTCCCGCAAAGGAGACCGAGTGAGACTCACTCGGATTAAGAAAGGAAGGGTTAAACCACATGTTCAAGTTCATGGACGAAATTTTCGATTACACGGTAGACGAATGGCAGGTAGCGTACGCGTATTACTTCTTCGCGGGACTTACAGGAGTAATGCTCGCCGTAATCCTCTACCTCATTGTCGTAGCGATTTAAGAAAGGAAGAACCACAGGAAATGGAAAGTGTATTTGGCATCACCGACCGCTGGCAGACGGCGATCACACTCACGGCTGACCCCAGAGGTTTGAAGAAAAAGGTTCGTGAATGGAACAACTCGTTTGGCGAGGACGAGAACCACAACGTTTACATCATCAGCGGAAGCAAGGGCTACCGCCTGACAAGAGACATGACCGAGATCATGCAGTCAATTGAGAAGGAAGAACGCCTTGCGCGGATCCGGTTCTCTCAGGCGCACAAACGGCGCAAGAGAGCACGGGACTTCTTCTCTAAAAATGAGAGGTTGCCGTTATGAGCAGACCGAAGAAGGCGACATACGTTCTTACAAAGGAACGTCTCACCAACGTCCGTGAGGACATTGAAAACCGCAGCGGATACATCGGCGGTTCCGACATTGGAACAATCATGGGAGTCAATCCTTGGAAAAGCAGATACAGCCTGTGGGCTGAGAAGACAGGTCTGATCCAGCCGGAAGACCTCTCTGATAACGATGCGGTTTGGTTCGGCACTAAGGAAGAAGACATCATCGCAGAGCGTTTCACGATGAAGACCGGAATGAAGGTTCGCAAATCGAATTACGCATACGGCTGCCTTGAGTTCCCGTTCCTGAAGGGACACGTAGACAGACTTGCTTCTCGGGGCAAGTGGGGTCTTGAAATCAAGACCACATCGAGCTGGAACAAAACGAAATATGACGATGGCGAAGTGCCTGAATCCCATTGGTGGCAGTGCCAGTTCTACATGTTTGTGACGGGCTACGACCTGTGGTACCTCGCGACAAAGCGTGACAACAGGCTCTACACCACAAAGATTTCCCGTGATGAAGAAGCGATCACCCGGATGCTGATCACCTGCAGAGAGTTCTGGGACCATGTGCAGAGCGGTGAACCTGTCGAGATTGACGGTTCCGAAAGCACACAGGAAACGCTTGCGGAGATGTATCCCGAAGAACATCAGGGCGAAACCGTAGATCTCGAAAAGCAGGAAGATACATTGCTTGCTTTGCTCGAAATCGGGTCGCAGGAGAAAAACCTGAAGGAACTCAAAACGAAGTATCAGAACGAAATCAAAGCGGCTCTCGGAGATGCCGAGCGCGGCGAGACCAGCCAGTTCGCCGTCTCTTGGAAGGCAAACACAAAGGGGTCCCGCGTGTTCCGCATGGTGGAGAAACCACTCTAACGAAAGGATTAACGCCGTAGGTTTACATCGGTGCATTGTACCGAAAACATAACTTCACAACTCAAAACATTACAGAACAGCGCATCACAGTTCAAAACAATTCAGTACAGCGCATCGATATAAGCCTACGGCACAGACAGAAAGGATAAAAAACAATGACAGAGATTAAGGAAGCAAAGAAGCCGGAGACGGCAGTAGCAAAAGCAACAAATAACGCCGTAGAGAAGGCATCACAGAAAACCGCAAAGCTGACCTTCAGCGCATACATGAATGCGGACAATGTCCAGAATGCGATTAAGAACACGCTGCAGACAACAGCACGCACGCAGACGTTCACCAGTTCTCTTATCAGCGCATACAGCACAAACCCTGCACTCAGAACGTGCGAGATGGGGTCGGTTGTATCCGCTGCGCTTCTCGGTGAAAGCCTGAACCTGTCCCCCTCGCCAACGCTTGGGCACTATTACATGCTGCCGTTCAACGACACCAAGTCTGGCACTACAAAGGCTACCTTTGTTCTGGGATGGAAGGGCTACTATCAGTTGGCTCTCCGTTCCGGTCAGTACAAGAATATCGAAGCGGTTCCCATCAAGGACGGCGAACTGAAATCGTACAACCCCATTACAGGTTCAGTTGAACTTGAACCGATTGAGGATCCTCGCGAGCGTGAGAAGGCAAAGACCATCGGCTACTATGCGTACTTCGAACTGCTGAACGGATTCAAAAAGGAAATGTACTGGAGTAAGGAACGTATGGAAGAACACGCTTCCAAATACTCCAAGGGATACAAAGCCCACAAGGGATACACCTTCTGGGAGAAGGACTTCGACCTTATGGCGATTAAGACAATGTACCGTCAGCTCATCGGCAAGTACGGAATCATGTCCATCGAGATGCAGAGAGCATACGTTGCAGACGGCGCAGCCAACCCGATCAGCGTAGACGGAGAGGATACGGAACCCGTTTACTTCGATTCTCCCGATACCTTCGATGCAGACTTCTCTGAGGTAAACGAGGAAACCGGAGAGGTAAAGGATGGCGAATAAGCCATACATTGTCGGAATTGATCCGGGAAACGAGCGCAGCGCATTCTGCCTCGTTTCTCCGGACCTGCGTCCGCTTGCATTTGGAAAATACGTAAACCGAATGTCCAAACAGGAACACAAAGAACTGCTTGAACGAGTGGGCGACGAGTGCGGCTCAATATCGCGGGAGATATTCTTCACTGCGATATGTGATGCGTTACTTGAACACATGGTTTTCTTCAATGCCGGAAGTGGGAATGTTCACTTTGTGATTGAAGGCATCGAGAACTTTGGAATGCCAGCCGGTCGTTCATTGTTCGATACCGCAGAATACATTGGAAGACTGTCTCAAATGATTGAGGAAAAGTTCGATGTAGAGCCGTTCAAGGTATACAGGCATGAGGAAAAAATGACGATTTGTCATAACCCACGCGCCAACGATGCAACGATCAAGCGCGCATTGGTAGACAGGTTCGCACCGGGTCAGTCGAATTATGGGAAAGGCACCAAAAAGTCGCCGGGATTTTTCCATGATTTCCATGCCGATGTGTGGAGCAGTTTCGCGATTGCGGTAACGTATCACGACAAGTATCTCAGCGATGATCTTCATCTCGATGAACTGCCGTTCTGAGGTGCGCAATGTCATTAGATGAAAAGATGACCAACGCACAGCACCGCATCGAGGAACTGTGGAACGAGACAGATGGCAAGTGCTACATATCGTTCTCCGGTGGGAAGGATTCTACGGTTCTGTTGGCACTCGTTAAACAATGCCAAGAACTTGGAACGGTCGGTGACATTCCGGCGGTCTTCAGTAACACGGGAATTGAACTCGGTGTGACGGTCGACTTCGTGAAATGGGTAAAAGAAAACTATTACCACAACGTGCAGGTAATACGACCGCTAAAGAGCTTTGACGCCGTTCTAAAAGAGTTTGGAAAGCCGATTAAGTCCAAGATGAAATCTAAAGATTTACTTCAATGGCATTACGGCAAAAGGAGTCAGGCGTTGGAGACACTCTTAACAAAAGGTGTAACGCAGAAGACCGGACGGCAGTCGTGCAAGCACGTTTTTGCGAACAGAGACATGCACATGCTACATGACGACTTCGACATTAAAGCAAGTAATAAATGCTGTGATTGGATGAAGAAATATCCGTTTGAACATTATGCAAAAGAAAACGGGATGCTCGGTTCATACCAAGGCGTTCGAGTCGCTGAAGGTGGCGCAAGAGACTCGGCTGCAACCAGAAGAGTAAACGCAGGCGGGAAACTCTGCACATGGGTAAAAAAAGGTGTAATCCAAAAAGCACCAATCATCGATTGGTCTAATGACGATGTTGAAGAGTTTGTGTCCAAGTACAACGTGCCATTATCTGACGCTTACACAAAATACAACTTTGAGCGGACAGGCTGTATGGCTTGCCCATACGCGATGCACGTTGACGAAGACCTTGAATATTTATTCCGTCACGAACCGAACCGATACAAAGCGTCTATGCATTGGCTGAAAGATGTGTACATTGCTCCGAACGTATCTCTCC